AGGGTGCGAATGCCTGGCTCAAGCAGGTGACCCCACAGGGCCGCATACACCACGCCTGTATGCTCGCCACCAACACGGGTCGCAATGCTCACTTCCGTCCTAACCTGGCCCAGGTAAGCTCAGACCCACGGTGTCGTGCTCTCTTTGGCCCAGGGGCTGGCATGATCCAAGTAGGTGCAGACGCATCGGGCTTGGAATTGCGGATGCTGGGGCACTACCTTGCCTACTACGATGGAGGTGCATTTGCAGATGTTGTGGTCAACGGTGACATCCATCAGCAGAACGCTGACCGTGTTGGTGTCACCCGGAAGGCTGTTAAGACTATCACCTATGCGTTCCTCTATGGCGCAGGAGACAAGAAGATTGGGCTTTCCGTTGACAAGACCCTCTCGGATGCAAAAGCTACGAAACTGGGTAAGGAGATCCGGGCTAAGTTCGTGGCTGCAATTCCTGGTCTTGACCAACTCCTTGAAGCAGTCGCTAAAAAGGCAGAGACGGATGTACTCAAGGGCCTCGATGGTAGACCAATACGTCTCCAAGGCAAGAAACATGCTGCGCTAAATTATCTCCTCCAGTCAGCTGGAGCGATCTGCTGCAAGGCTTGGGTGGTCAAGACGTGGCAATTCTTCGATGAGATGGGTCTAACTGTCCCTCACGACGTTCAGCCCCTAGTCTATTGTCACGACGAGCAGCAGATTGCTGTCCGTCCTGAGCTGGTAGAAAAGGTGGAGACGACCCTGGTTGGCAGCATGGCCATGGTGGGGCTAGACTTCAAATTGAACGTACCACTCGCTGCGGAGGCGAAACATGGAAACAACTGGGCCGACTGCCACTAAGGTCTGCAACCGCTGCGGTCTTGAGAAGAGGCTTGACAGCTTCCACAGAGACAACACGCGAAGAAACGGTTTAGACAGGCACATGTCTACTTGTGCCACCTGCAACGTACAGTAAGCCATGTCAAAACAAAAGGCCTTTAAGAGTGCATTCGGGAAATTGTACCGAAATGATATCCTGAAAAAGCACAGACCACCAGAGGGCTCTCCGTGCGATTGCTGCGGTGTCCCAATGACTTTCGACCGCTCTGCAACTGGCGTATGCTTTGATCATTGCCATGAAACTGAGACGATGCGCGGATGGATCTGCCAGAAGTGCAATGCCGGAATCGGCAAACTAGGCGACAACCTAGAAGGCCCGATGAAAGCTGTCCGCTACCTACAACACCATGCCGAAAACAAACCAGTCTTCAACGAGCTTGAGATTCGATGCGACGCTGACTTTTATGCGTATCGCACCTGCCAAGCCAACGAAGAAGAACTAGAGTGGGGCGACGATTTGGTGACCATAGCCAGTAACTTCAAACAGGTCATCAAGCAGTTCAAGTCGGAGATCGACGCCCTCAAGGCACGGTTCGACACAGACAACGTTACCCTCTACTTCTCGGACTCAGTAAATTACCGGAAAAAAATTGATGCCGAATACAAGGGCAAGCGTACCAAACGTAAGCCTGTTGGCTACAAAAAGCTCCTGGAGTGGTGTGCAGATAACTACCGCACCATCAGGGTCAAGAACGTAGAGGCTGACGATGCCCTTGGTATGGACTGCCACCTCTCCTGTGAGGAGTTTGTGTTGGTCAGTCCCGATAAGGACATGAAGCAGATCTCCTGTCTCCACTACAACGGTGAGGAGGAGTTCTATGTGTCCCCAGCAGAAGCCGATCTCTTCTTCTGGCAGCAGTGTCTGACCGGCGATCCGGTGGACGGTTACAAAGGTGTCCCAGGTGTTGGTGCAGTTGGTGCCAAGAAGATCTTAGATAAGGTGAAGGACGGCAACTACTGGCCTGCTGTCCTGGCTGCCTACGAAAAAGCCGGTCTCACAGAGGAGGATGCTATCCGTAACGCACGGTTGGCTCGTATCCTGAGGCCTGGTGAGTACAACTCCACCACTCAGGAACCGATCCTATGGAACCCCTCTACATCTGCCTTTGGGTAACGTGCATCACGCTACTCTTGATCATTCTGGAGCCCTTGCTGCCCCAGGCGGTCGATCTCATGCTACAGTCGTATTGGCTGTGGGCCCGTTCCACCATCACCAAACTCAAGCTTTATGTACCGCTCGCCATCCAACGACGTTCCTTCAGGAATGACCCCCTGGGTCGACTACTGCGAGCAGTGGACCTCTGGCGCATCCGAAACAACCCCGCCTTCCGAGAGTTCTTCGACAACGACCACCCCCATGAGTAAATATAATCCGAGCCACTACAAGCGTGGCAACATCGAAGTGTGGGATGCCATTGCTGATTGGAAGCTGGATTACTTTGCCGGCAACGTGGTCAAGTACATTGCTCGCGCCGGACACAAAAGCAATGAGGAGGAAATCGACGATCTGCTGAAGGCCAAGGCCTACATCGAGAAGAAGATCAAGCTGGTTTCTCAATCTCGTAATGTCTGATGGAGCTCTCCATCCTGTTGTTTCCGCTTCTGCTGTTTCTTCTGTGGTGAACCAAACCCTTCTTGAACAAGCCCAGATGTTCCGTGACTGCATGGGACAGCCTATGGGTGTCAACACCATCCAAGTCCTTAAGCTGCAGGAAGACCTCATCCGTGAGGAGTTCCGTGAGTTCCTGGCGTTAGGCAACACCAATGAGAACAAGCTCAAGGAACTGGCTGACCTAGTGTTCGTCTGCTACCAGTATGCAGCTGCTCGTGGGTGGGACTTGGATGAGGCGATGCGCCGCGTCTTTGATTCCAACATGAGTAAGCTGGTCGATGGCAAGCCGGTGCGACGAGCTGATGGTAAAATCATGAAGGGACCACACTACCAACCACCTGATCTTTCGGATCTCGTTTGATTCCACTTCCTATTACCGCTTAACATTTACCACACAATGACCCCTTCTCTTATCGCCCGTACTGGGCGTGTTCAAAGCTGGATTGATGACTCACAATCGAGGCTTCCGGTCAGCTGCACGGTCTTCGTTGTTGAAGACAGTATGGAAGGTCCAAACGGTATTGAGGCTAGCTGGCGCTTTGTTTCTCATGCCCTCCGTAATGGGGCTGGCTGCGCTGTACATCTCTCTAAGCTCCGCCCTCGTGGTGACGAGAATGGTAGAGGCCTTACTGCGAGCGGGCCGGTATCGTTTGCCCGAATCTACTCCGCCCTTAACGAAACCCTCCGTCGAGGCGGTGTCTACAAAAACGGAGCGGTAGTAATTCACCTTGACTACACGCATCCTGATGCACTGGAGTTCATCAATGCAAAGCGCTCAGAACTTCCCTGGGTAAAGCGTTGTCTGGATGTTGATGAAGACTTTCTCACCTCTGCCTCTCCTGAGCTGATTGAAGCAACCCTGGAAGGAATCAAGAAGGGTGACATTTGGCTGAACAAGATACGCTACGACCAGCGTGGTAAGCGTATCTATGGCAATGTTTGCCTGGAGGTTTACCTCCGCAGCCGTGGCACCTGCCTGCTCCAGCACGTCAACCTGGGGGCCTGCTCCATCGGTGATCTAGTGCCTGCCTTCACTAAGGGTATGTCCCAACTGATCGAGCTTCATGGTCGCACTGGTGTTGGTGAGACTGGCGAGTATCTGGATCCTTCTGTTGACCGTCAGGTTGGCCTTGGAGTGCTTGGCCTAGCTAACTTCTTGGCTAACTACAACGTCAGCTACAAGGCATTCGGTGAGGCATTAACTGCCTTTATGAATGGTGAACGTTTGGCTACCTCTGCTTATGCGTTGGTTGTTGAGCTTAACCAAGCCATTCAGGGCGCCGCACAAATTGCACGATTCAATCAAATGGATCGAGCGTTTTGTATCGCTCCAACTGCCTCTTGCTCCTATGCTCATATTGATGTGCGGGGTTACACCACCTGCCCCGAGATTGCCCCACCCATCAGCCGTGAAGTGGATCGGGACAGTGGCACCTTCGGAGTGCAGTCATATCAGTATCCGCCCAATGTTGAGATTGCGTCGGAAGTTGGCTGGGAAGACTACAAGCGGGTTGCTGACGGCATCGTTAGTCTGTTCAAACGGACAGGCCTGTTCCACGGGTACAGCTTCAACAGCTGGTCTGATGTTGTCACCTACGACCTTGAGTTCCTGAAAGAGTGGATGGCTTCATCCCAGACATCTCTCTACTATTCTCTTCAGGTGATGCCTGACACCCAGTCCAAGGATGATGCCCTTGCTGCACTGGATGAGAATTACCGCGACCTGTTCCAATTCGACGAACCTCTTGCTGAAGAAGAGGCAGCCGTCTGTTCACTTGATGGTAACTGTACTTCCTGCGCAGAATGACTAAATTCGACAGCCCCTATGACCAAGTAATTGCTCGCAAGCGTAAGTGGACCCCGGTGGCTGTCCAGGCCGGTAAGCTGGTTGAGGGCTCTGAGGATTCGATCCGACGGGCCCTTGGCCTCCGGCACCTGGAGCTGCCTGTCCGTGAGTTTCTACAGCAAGCACTGGACCGTCCACTCGCTAATACCCCAGGCCTGCGTGAGGCTCTCATGAGCAACCAGCTGGATGAAGAGCGCCACGACCAAGCACTTAACTTTGTTGTGGATGCTCATGGTGTTGATGCCAAGCATGAAAGCGAGGCTAAACACATTCTCAAAGCCTGGTTGGATGCCCCTGAGCATCCCATCCTCAAGGCCGCAATTCTTGAACGGAGTGTCTTCTTTGTCATCCTTCCCTTCTTCCGATTCAACGGCGACATCGGAATCAGAACCACAGCTGCCGACATCAGCCGCGACGAGCAAACCCACGTTGCATCGCACAGTATGGTCTGTGCCGAGCTGGGTCTCAAGTCCACATCAAGCCTCAATCGTCTTCGCAGAGCAACTGTCGCGTGGGTGATGGACGGCTTGGAGAAGGAAGGCGAGAACAAATATCTCAGCAAAGACTTCTGGCTGGCACAATCCGATTCCCTTTATGAACGAGGCAAAGCTCCTGGACTGAGTGACACCACTCGTGCCCGGATGCCTGCCTTCTTTGAAGCCGCAAACACCGACCTTCCACAGTATGGATGACACCCTGTCCTTGACTGAAGTCTTCTCGACTGGTCATTATCAAACACTGGAAACTATCATTGGTGACCTTGATGAAAGGTATCCTGATGTCTGCCCAGATCACACACTACCAATGACCGAGATCGCTTTCAGGGCAGGTGCCATCTCGGTCGTGAGGTATCTCAAATCTCTACGACCAGATAACTAATGTCGGCATACTCAGATTTTGAACGTAACTGGTACATGAATAATGGGTTTGGCGACCCCAACGCTACCCGTGATGTTTGGTATCAGAATGGTAGTCGGATTGATGATCCGCGTAACTTCCAAGTCCGTGTTTACTATGGGGGCAACGGTGCTCGTTGGGAAACCAGAGACCTAATAAAGGTTGGAGGCGACAGGGCATTTGGTGCAATCAAACAGCAAGAACAGATTGGTGTCAGCGATGAGGCTCGTGCTGCATTCCTGAGAGCCAATCCATCAGGTGCGCCAGGAGGCCCTGCCTTTCAAAATGCTACTGGTGTCGGCACCATCTCTAGTGTAATTGACGCCTCAAAACCTAAAATCCCTCAGCTTCAAGATCCTAATCAAGGTAGAAGCGGTCTCAGAATTAGGAGGTCTCGCTAATGTGTTCTGCTCCAAGACCCAAGGCTCCTAAGCCGCCTCCGCCGCCTCCGCCACCTCCGAAGCTACCCCCACCGCCACCAGTTCCTGTGTTCAATCAGGGGCCAAGTGGTAAGCCTTATGCTGGAATCATTCGTAAGACTGCGGTACAGAAGGGTGCGAAGCGGCTTGCTGCTCGTGGCCCATCCCAGCTGTTGATTAGACGACCCCAAGGATTATGAAACGAACTGCTGCGGAGCGGTACGCACAGCTTTCAGCAGATCGAATGATCTTTCTGGATACTGCCTGGACCTGTGCTGAGCTGAGCATTCCGCACCTTCTTCCCCGATCAGGAACGGCCAATGGTCAACGCCTGATCACCCCATGGCAAACGATGGGTGCCAAAGGCGTGAACGTCATGGCATCCAAGCTGCTGCTATCTCTCTTTCCTGTCAACACAAACTTCTTTAAGCTTCAGATCAATGATGGTGAGTTTGTCGCCAACCCTGAGCTGAATGCTAAGATCAAGTCTGAGATTGATCTGAGTCTGAGCCGTACCGAACGGATCATCACCCAGTCCATCTCGGAGTCCTTGGATCGTGTTGCTATCCTCCAAGGCCTGAAGCATCTTGTCTGTACTGGCAACGTGCTGATGTACCTTGGTAAGAAAGGCATCAAGGTCTACCCATTGGATCGCTATGTTGTGGTCCGTGACGGTGAAGGTAATGCCACAGAGATTGTCTGTGTCGAAGCCATCAACCGTCAATTCCTTCCTAAGGAGTTCCGTGAGATTCCTAGGGACGCTGGTAACCATACCGGCGAGAATGGCCCCTCTCCTTCTACTGACGTGACCGTTGGTGAGGATGAGGTTGCTGTCTACACTCACGCTAAACTCATCGACGGTAAGTGGATCTGGCGTCAGGAAGCTGATGGTAAGCTGGTTCCCAACACCGAAGGTACTGCTTCAATAGACAACAGCCCCTGGCTGCCGCTGCGTTTCAACGTGGTGGATGGCGAGGATTACGGCCGTGGTCGCATCGAGGAGTACCTGGGCGATCTGAAGTCCCTTGAGGGGCTGATGCAAGCCATGGTGGAGGGCAGTGCTGCTGCTGCCAAGGTCGTGTTCCTGGTGTCACCGTCGGCTACCGTTAAGCCTGTGGACCTGGCGAAGGCCCGTAATGGTGCCATGATTCAGGGCCGTGCCGAAGACGTGGCTGTGGTGCAGGTAGACAAGCGTGCTGACTTTAGCACTGCCTACCAAATGATCACCCAGCTGACCCAGCGTCTGTCTGAGGCATTCCTGGTTCTGTCTGTTCGTCAATCTGAACGTACCACTGCTGAAGAGATCCGTGCTACCCAGCAGGAACTGAATGAACAGCTTGGTGGTATCTACAGTGTACTCACAGCTGAACTGGTTCAACCGTATCTGAAGCGTAAGCTCTACACTCTGGAGCGTGCCAAGCAGATTCCGAAGCTGCCCAAAGGTGTGGTGTATCCGACCGTTGTCGCTGGCATCGAAGGTGTCGGTCGCGGCCAGGATCGTGAAGCACTCCTGCGCTTTACTCAAACCGCCATGCAAATGCTTGGTGGTGAGGCGATGAAGTACCTCAACATGGAGGAGTTCATCAAGCGTCTGGCAGCATCCGAGGGCATTGATGCTCTGAACCTCGTCAAGGATCAGCAGCAACAGCAAGCCGAAGCCCAGGCTGCCCAGCAGCAACAACTCACCCAAGAGCTTGTTAGTCAGGCTGGTCAGTTTGCAAGCAGCCCCATGATGGATCCTGAGAAGAATCCTAATGCCATGGAGATGCTGATGGGCGGTGGACAGATGCCCGCTCAACCACCTCAACAACAACCTAATGTCTGAAGAAATCAAAGAAGAAGCCGTAGCCAAGGTTACTGAGCTTCAACCTAAGAAACCCGTTGGTAAGCCTAAGGTTACCCCGTCCCAGGCCCGTCCTAAGATTGGCGCCCAGGATAAGGTAGACGTACCTACCTTCGGTTGTGTTCGCGCTGTTTACCACTGACACCTATGCCTGAAGTGATCTTTGACGGGACTGACGGTCTCGACACATCTGCCCAAGAGGCAGCCCAAGCTAAAGCTCTGGAGGTTGGCGAGAAGCTAATCGCCGAGCAAGAAGAGGCCCAGCGTGATACCTACGAAAGGGCACGGAAGGCTGAGGAATCCGAACTACGCTTTGCAGGTAAGTTCAAGTCTGCTGAAGATCTTGAAAAGGCCTACAAAGAACTTGAGAAGAAACTTGGTCAACGAACCGACGAAGAAGACACTGAAGAGTCTTCCCCTGAGTCTACCACTGAAGAGGCTGAATCTGCCCCTGAAGAAACTGACGAAGGCGGAGAGGAACCTAGTGTTGCAGATCTCCTGAGTAAAGCCTCAGAGGAGTTCTACTCTGAGGAAGGCCTGTCTGAGGGTACCCTCAAGACCCTGAAGAACCTATCCAGTGAAGAGCTGGTTGATGCCTATGTTGAGCTTCAACGTAATGCTGCTCAACCGGAAGCAATTCCAAATGACGTAGCAGATCAGATCATCAAGGACTATGGTGGTGGATCTGCTGCCTACAAACAAACACTGGAGTGGGCATCTGAGAACCTGTCTCCTCAGGAGATTGCTGCCTACGATCATGTAGTCAGCACTGGCAGCCCAGAAGCCGTCAGCCTGGCCGTCCAAGCACTGAGCCTCCGGGCCAAGTATGAGGGTGGCTTTGAAGGTACGCCGGTCTCTGGTAAGGCCGTCAAGAATCAAGGACCGAAAGGGTTCAAATCACAAGCCGAATTGGCACGAGCGATTGGCGATGCTCGCTATCGCACTGACCCTGCCTATCGTCTTGAAATCCAAGAGCGACTTGCCAACTCTGGCGATTTGCTTTAATAACTGTTAAGCGGGCACCTCAGAGTCGGACCCGCTTTTCTTTGTGGAGGGACCACGTTAAAAACCCAGTCGACTGGAGTAGGCCCTCTGCGGAGGACACCCTACAACGGACAAACCCCAAACTAAATACGCAATGCTAGCTGCGAACGAAGCTGCCATCGCCTGGGCAGCGGGACTTTTTGAAGGCGAAGGCTGCATCACTCATGTGGCAACCAGCAACAATCGTCCTGTATTGAAGTTCGGTATGACTGATTTAGATGTCGTACAGAGATTCAATCAAACGCTTGGTTCTCCTGCAAACATCCTAACGGAAACCAGGAGGCCGAAAAAGGACGGACATGCACGAAAGGTTTATTACACATGGTCGTGCGCTAAAAAATCCGAAGTGGTACGCATCCTTGAGATGTTCCTACCTTACTTCGGTGAACGTCGTGCCTATAAGGCTCTCAATGCCCTGGATTGGTACGATGGCATCATGTAATTCTTTCTAACCTAGAAAATTGGCAAACGCAACTCTCACTAACCTCGGCCAGATCAATGGCGCCGGGGACGAACGCGCTCTTTATTTGAAGCTCTTTACGGGTGAGGTCTATGAGGCCTTCCGTAACGCGACTATCTTCAAAGATAAAGTCATGAACCGCTCGCTGAAGGGCGGTAAGCAGGCTCAGTTCATTCACACTGGCAAGATGACCAGTGGTTTTCATACTCCAGGGACACCGATCCTGGGCGGTGGCGAGCCGAACGTGGCTGAGACCACCATCACCATGGACAAGCTGCTGGTCAGCTCGGCCTTCCTGGACAACCTGGATGAAGTGCTGGCTCAGTATGACCTCCGTGGTCCTATCAGCCGTCAGATCGGTCAAGCCCTGGCTGAGCACTACGACCGTCGTATCGCTCGTGTGCTGGACCTGGCTTCCTCTGCCTCTTCCCCTGTGACCGGCGAGCCTGGTGGCTTCCAGATCAACCTAGGTGTGGGTAACGAGTACAACGCTCAGGCCCTGGTGGATGGCTTCTTTGAAGCTGCTGCCCGTCTGGACGAAGTGGCTGCTCCTAAGGATGGTCGCTATGCTGCTCTGAGCCCCCGTCAGTATTACACCCTGCTGAGCAGCGTGGATACCAACCTGCTCAACCGTGAGTATGGCAACACCCAAGGCTCGATGAACAGCGGCGAAGGTCTCTATGAGATCGCTGGCATCAAGATCCTGAAGTCCAACAACGTGCCCTTCCTGGGCAAGTACGGTTCGGCTACTGGCGCTGCCATCGAGAACACCGACACCGCCAACGAACTGAACGACTACGGTGATGCTGCTGACTTCACCAACAGCTGCGGCCTGATCTTCCACCGCGAAGCTGCTGGTGTGGTTGAGGCCATCGGCCCCAGCGTGCAGACCACCGGCGCCGACACCAAGGTGATCTACCAAGGTGACGTGATCGTGGGTCGTCTGGCTATGGGTGCTGGCCCTGTCCGCGTGTCCGTGGCTGGTGCCTTCCGCAACCTCGCCTGATGACTTTCTGGGGCTCCTTCGGGGGCCCCTTTTTTTCATACCTAGCCGATTCCCATGGCAACTACACAGCTTCAAGCTATCAATAAGATGCTCACGGGGATAGGCCAATCCCCTATCGTAACGCTCGACACAGCAAACCCTGAAGTTGCTAGTGCTCTGATTCTTCTGGATTCTGTCACCACCGAGATTCAAGGTGAAGGTTGGCACTTCAATACTGAAGTAGGTTACCCTTTCCTTGCGGACAACACTGGTGTCATCAATGTTCCGTCCAACATTCTGAGTCTGTCAGACAACAAGACTGAGAACTATCAAAGGTATCAGACAGTAATCCGAGACGGTAAGCTTTACGATAAAATAAACCATACATTTAACTTTGGTGTTGGCACCAGAGTGCCCTGTGATGTCGTTTGGAAATTCGACTTTGAAGACCTTCCACAGGTATTTCAGGACTATATTGTTGCTCGTGCTACCCGTCAGTTTGCTGGACGATACCTTGGTTCAACTGAGATGGTGCAATACACTGCCCAGGATGAGAGCATCTTGCGTGCAAACTGCATCACCTATGACACCAACACATCTGGTGTGAACATCTTTGGGTATGAGAACGGTCAGCTGAGCTATGTCCCCTATGCTCCGTACCGTGTTATCCAACGATGAGTGCTATTTCACAGAAGATCACGTCGTTGATTGGCGGCGTATCGCAACAACCTGATTCACTGAAGCTACCTACCCAGCTTCGTGAGTGTGATGATTTCTATCCTGACCCTACCTTTGGTCTTGCCAAGCGTCCTGGGTTGAAGGCGATCAAAACTTTATCTGGTGCAGCATCTGACGGGGCATGGTTTCAGATCATCCGTGATGATGAGGAACGGTACGTCGTTCAGATCAGCAGGGCGGGTGCCGTCAAGGTATGGGATGCTGATAGCGGCATTTCTCAAACAGTGAATGCTGTTGCAGGCAGTGCAACGAGCTATGCCACCCACAAAAACGATGATGATCTGGAACAGTTCCAGATCAATGATTATGTCATTGTACTGAACAGGGCCAAGACTGTTACTCAAAGCACCGATCTTACTGGATCTCGGATTCCGTATGGTTACCTGTCTATCAACTCAGTCGGTTACAACACCGAGTACAAGGTAACGTTAAATGCAACGACCTATACCTATCAGACGACGGACGATCCGTTTTTCCGCTTGAGTGTGGAAGATGTCGTGAACGGACTGGTATCCACCATCAATGCTGGAGGCACCTGGACAGCTACTGCTGTGGGCAATTATGTCTACATTGAGAAGAATGATGAAGCAGAGTTCAGCCTCAAAGCACGCGGTGGTACTACTGGCAATGCCATTGACGGTTACTATGGTGTGGTTAGCAGTCCTGCTGAGTTGCCCAGACAGTTCATTAAGAACGCTACCATCCGAGTATTGGCCCCTGAGGGTGGTGACGACTACTGGGTCATCTTCCAAGTAGACGATGGTTCTGACAGTGGTACAGGTGTCTGGGAAGAGACGGTAGCTCCTGCCATCCGTTACACCTATGACATCGCCACTCTGCCCCATGCTTTGATTCGTGAGGCAGATGGTACATTCACCTACCGTCAGTTGGATCAAGCTGGTGCTGATGCCCAGGTGGAGTCCACTACTGTCAATGGAATTGTGTCTACTGCCAGTGTTACCAGTGGCACCAACGGCATCTATGCTGCTGGTGTTAGCTTTTGGGTGACAGGTGGTACAGGCACACAGCTGCGTCTGAGGGTGGTTAGTACCGACATTGACGGCCATGTGACTGCTGTTGAGGTCAGTCGTGGTGGTAGAAACTATACGGTCAATGATGTGGTCACCAATGAATACGGTGACACCTTTACTGTCACAGCAATCACCTCTGACACGATCTACGCTGATACGCTTGGTAAGCAATACTACAAGGCTAGGATTGTTGGTGATCTTGAATCCAACCCATATCCGACCTTTGTAGATAAAAAGATCTCTGGCATCAGCTTCTTCAAGAACCGACTGGTCTTTCTGTCTGGTGAGAATGTCATTTGTTCTCAGGTTGGTGACTACTTCAACTTCTTCTTGAGTACCGTCACGACCGTTGTGGATAGTGACGCTATTGACATCAGCTGCGGTTCGCTGAAGCCGATTGATCTGCGCTATGCTTTGAATACATCACGAGGCCTTGCGTTGTTTGCTGACAATGCTCAGTATGTCCTGGAAACCAGAACTGATGCGTTCTCTGCTGCGTCTGCTGAGATCAACCAGATTGGTAGCTATGATATGAGCACCAAGATCGCACCGCAGGACATGGGTCCGACGATTGCTTTCTTGGATCAAGGCATCCGGTCTTGTTCGGTATATGAAATTCTCATTGGTACTGATTCCAGTGCCAAACCACAGACGGCAGAACTGACTAGGATTGTTCCAAGTTATCTTCCTAGTTATGTCAGCCGGATGCAGTCATCTACTGCTGCGTCGACGTTGGCGATTCATAGCCGTCGAGAACCAAATAACCTATACCTATTCCGATTCTTCAACGTAGGCAACGAACGTCAGCAGGCAGCCTGGTTCCGTTGGATTCTTCCTGGTGAGATCAAGTCTTTCTATTTTGAGAATGACGACCTGAGGATTGTTATGATTCCAACTGGTCAGACTCAACCGGCTCTGGTCAAGGTTAGTCTGATCACCGAAACAACCGCAGCACCTCTTCAGTTTCAAGGTGTACCGCTGGATGTACGGCTGGACTACTACACTTATGTTCCAGATAAGACGTATGATGCCATGACGGATACGACCAAAGTCTTCATGCCAGAAGGGTTTGGTAACACCACTCATCTAGTCAATCTGATCAAGACTGGCCCTGAAGATGAAGGGTTCCTACGGGAAGACTACTTGACGTATGACAGTGGTGCCCCAGCTGACGAGCAGTATTACTTAGAATTGGATGGTGACCATACGATGTGTAACTTTGCCATGGGCGTTAAGTATACTTCGATGGCTACCCTACCAGCGTTCTATGTGTACAAAAATGAACAGAAGGATACACTGAACATTCCTACTGTTCACCGCATCACATTCGACAGCTATAACTCTGGTCCGTATCAGGTCAAGGTAGAGGCACAGGGTCGTGATGAATACACTCTTAATTTTCCACAGTTGACGGCAGACCTGAGTTTATCAGGAGATCTTCCTATCCTGAGAAACGCACAGAATACGATGCCGGTACTGTGTCGAGGCGATCAGGTGGATGTAACCATTCTTTGCCCATACCCTTATCCAACAACCATCAACAGTTACAACTGGACTGGGTTGTATAACAACAGAGGAATACGCGCAGTCTAATGTTCAAGCTGTTTCACAACCAAATCACCCAAGAACAGATCAATGCGGTTGCCAGTGGATTATCTGCTGGTGATCGTATGGAGATTGAGGCCTTAGGATACGATGACTATGCTAAGGCCCTTTCTGAATCCATTGATCATTCTGAAACATACACCTACATTACAACTAAAGATGGCACACCAGCGGCAATAGCAGGGGTGGCTCCAACTGGAGACATGATAGGCGGAGTATGGCTCCTGACTACAGACGCAGTTCGGACATCTCCATTGTCTTTTGTCAAGCAAGCCAAGTATTGGTTAGCACGTCAAAAGAGCCAATACATCATGTTACACAACATTGCTGACGCTAGGAATACTAATCACTTGAAGTTATTGAAAGTGCTTGGATTCAAAAGGCTAAGTTATGTTGCAGCTGGTCCCTACAATCGCACCTTTGTCGAGTTCGCAAAGCTAATTTAACTATGTGCTTACCTGCCGCAGTAGTCGGCATCGTTACAGCGGTAACGTCTGCCGTATCTACCATTGCTCAATACTCCGCGCAGCAGGCTGAGGTTCAGCAAGCTAATGCTGCTGCTCAGGCACAGTATCAGGCTCAGATGGCTGCCTACCAGCAATCTGAACAGGCCTACAAATCCCAGATGGATTTGAATGCCCAGGCTGCCAACCGTGCCTATGTGCAAGAACAACAGAAACTTAAGTTTGAGTACGACAAGGCGGCGCTGGAAGCCTCGGAGCTACTGGCTAGCTCTATGCGTGCTCAGGGTACACTACTTGCTTCTGGTCGTACTGGTCAGTCGATTGGTATTCTGGCAAATGATGCTGATCGTGAATACTCAAGAGATCTAGCCACACTTGGATTGAACCTGGGTTACGCTGATTCCAACTACATGGTGTCTACCTATGGTGCCCAACAAGAATGGGAATCGGCCAACAACCTAGCTGCCAGCCAGCGGATGCTTGAACCTGCAAAGCCAATGAAGCTTGGTGGTCCCAGTCCGCTTGGTTTGATTGGTGGTCTTCTTGGTGCTGGTCTGAGTGGTTACAACGCATATTCTTCGTTGAAGCCTCCTCAAGCACGGACAGAGAAGCCAAAAGAACCACCAAAACAGCCACCAAAAGCACCTACGGCCCCTAAGAAGTAACTAAACAATGGTCTATCAACCCAAAGGTCGTCAGGTAGTCCTGTCCGGTGGTCCTCAGTCTGTGGGCTTTCAGCCGGTAAAAGCCTACGACGCCTCTTCCAGTATTCAACAGGCAAGCAACCAACAGCTTGCTAATTTTGAACGTGTCAGCAATGCGTATGTTGAAAGCAAATATCAAGATGCGCAGATCCTTTCACAGTTTTCTGACACCCTAAACAAATTCATCTTTGAACAGGCCAAGACTCACAACGAAAACGAATACAAGCTGGGTCTTGCTTCGGTTCTGAATGGTGAGTATGAACCCAAACCAGAACTAGCCCAACAGTATCACGACGAGGCAGCTGAACTTAAGCAGGCTGTCATGGTCGATGAAAAGCTCAACAACGAGGTTGCCAAGGTAAGCCCTGGTGCTGCCCTGGAGCAACGTTCCGTCAGCCCTGCTCAGAACGGCTGGAGAGCCTATGGTGTTGCCGTAGGTAAGGCTAAGATGGGTGCTACTGCTGCACAGGCCGTCATGGGGCAGCTGATGTCCTCTGACACGCCTTCTGTGCCTATCGTCGGTCCTGATGGTCAGGTGCGTATGATGGCACCGTCTCAGGCCCGTACACCTGCTGAATGGCAAGCAGCCTGGGCATCTAGCCTCCAGGTCTACATTGATCAGGCTGGACTGACCAACATCAACCCAATCATCCTGGCTGAAGCACTGACTCCGACGATGCTGTCGGTTAAGTCAAATATGTTCAACAACCACATGGCCCAGGTGAAGAAGGTCATGCAGGAGGAAGCCATTGAGCGTGGCACAATCAACATCGCTCTTGGTATTGACCTTCTGGATCCGATGGATTCCGTGGCTGTCTCTAACTTCTGGCAGCAGGCATCCTCTGAACTTCAACTGGGTACGGGGTTCTCTCGTGGTGAAGCCAACGCAAAGGCTATTGAGTTGATTCTCAGCCGTGCTAAGGTCACCCGCAATGAAGACCTGCTTGAGGCCCTAGCAACCACTCCACTGATCGCCGATCAACCTAATGGTATCACCCTTGGGCAGATGTATGGTGAACAGTTTGAACAGGTGGCTGGTTTCATCCGTGAAGATCGTGAGCGTGTCCGTCAGGAGACGGAGCGCAGCATGGACGAGGCGGCTGATAACATCATGAATGAGTTGTATCTTGGCACCCGTGAGGTCCAGGATCCTACTCAAGTGGCAGGCCTCAAGCAGAATGCGAAAGCAGCCCTGCTGGAACTGGCAGGTCTTGGTAACCAGAAGGCTATCAACTTCTTGGCTGAGCTTGATGCCCAGGACGATAACTACAATCAAATGCGGGCCAAGGACATTGCCCGTGATCTGAGGGCTAATCCATTCAGTCATTCTCAAGCAGAGATTCGTGAAGAGCTGCGTAAGGGTTACATCAACGCAGAAGAAGCTCGGATGCTTGAGGGTCTACTGCCTGGCAATGAAGCACTGGAAGCAGCCAAAGAACTCTATCCTGAGATCGACAAGCTAGCCAAAGGTGTATATAATTCGATGCTGGATCGGGAGGGTATTCCCCCTCAGGATGGCGCTAGTGTTGCCGCTCTGTATGAGGGTCAGTATGCTGATGTACTCAAGGAACAGCTGAATGAGTTGTATGCTCGAAATCCAAACACATCCAGGTCTCAGGCCCGTGACTTCCTTGCAGCTAAGGTGAAGGAGCTGTCGGCGGATAAGCGGTTTATGCCCATCATTAAGGATGGACGAGTAATTCAACCTTATCAATTCACCAAGGGTGGTTTCATAGTTCCTAACGTTGGGGGACGGACACCTACTGTGTCTCGTGACTTCACTGCCCTGCCTCCTGCTCAGATTCGCATGGCTCGTCCTAGGGCTACCACTGACCGTATGCTGACTCCTGCTGAGCTAAACAAAGCCCAGGAGGATCTCATGAACGGTAAGCAGCCTACGGGACGTGTGGCTCAACTGATGGGTGCAACGGGTCTGTCTGCTGAACAGCTTATCCGTGCTCAATCACAAGCCATCAACAATC